CCAAAGCCAGGTTTGGAGAGCCGGATACGTTTTCGGACCGAAGCAGGAGCGGACCATAACGGTCACCGAAACCGGCTACGCCGAAATTAAAGCCTGCCAGGCCCTGGCCATTTACGAGCCCGGAATCCGCTGCAACCATCCCGGCTGCAACTTCGTAGCCAAAACCGAGGGCGGATTACGCTTTCATAAAAAAGTTCACGACAGAAGCAAGCAGGCGGCCAGACAAGCGGAAGAATAAAGCAAAGGAGTGATCCAGAATGAGTATGAGCTACGTAAGAGCAAACGCGGTCCTAACCGACGCTTTAGGCGGCGGCGCCACACCGCACATCCAGCTGCACGTAGGAAACCCGGGCGCCGCAGGGACGGCTAACATCGCCCAGATTGATACGGACCCGGTCGTCAGGAAACCGATAGCATTTGGCAGCCCGGCAGCGCACCCCTCGAACCAGGAGCAGCGCGTCCTAAACACCGCAGGCGAAGAGCCCGCCATTGAATGGACCGGCGCCCAAATCGACCCCGCCCAGGAAATAACGCACTTTTCAATTTGGAGCGCGTTAACATCCGGCCAGGTCGAATTCATAGCCGCGGTAGCGACACCGAAAACCACAGGATCAGACGGAGTCAGAATCGGCATCGGGGACATCGAGGTAGCGATCGGCGTATTTGCTAAAGACCCCGGATAAGAGGGAGGGCTAACGAATGAGCGATAACATTCGCATTTACATGAACAACCCGACCGCCGGAGGCACGAACGGCACCTTGGTTTCAAGCGGCACCGGATCAACCCCGATCGAATCGGGCTACATTTTAGCGCCCGGATCTGATTACACCGAAGGGGAATGGATCAAGCTCGCCCTGCGCTGCCAATCCGGCTATAAGACCGTAGAGGCAAGCGGGCGGCACGCCAGGGTAACGATTGAGGATTCAACCCACGTTACCAAATGGCAGTTGGCCCCGGACAGCGCCGGGAGCCCCGGCACACCAATGTCCTGGGGAGCCCATCTTGACTTCGCCTCGGAAATCGGAGCGACGAATACGATCTTTTGGGCCAGGGCCCGCGTCCAGGCCGGAGAAGGAGCCGCGAACGATGCCTCGGTAGACATCGAGGTCAACGCGGCGCTGGCAGTAGCATAAACCGAGACCGGGAGACCTGCCGATGGCAACAGTAAACTTAGATTACAAAAAAAGCTGGATCGGAGAAGCGGAGCAGGGGAACATTCTAATCAAGAGGTTTCCCTCCTCCGACCTTTACCCGGGAAGCAGCACCTACCCGATGTTCGATTACGAGGACCGGATCGCCTACATCGAATGGGAGATCGGCGGGACAGTAGCAGGCCGGAAAATCGTAGCGGACAAATACGATGTGGAGACCGACGAAATTTCGTCGGTCTCCACATTAAGCCCCGGAGAAGGAACCGGCACGATTCAAAAACTTTACTGGTATGGCGGGATTGACGCGACAGCGACGATCGGGACCGGAATTTTGGTTGCCACGGAAGAGCCCAACCAGGCCAAAGCCAGCGGCGACACCTGGATTATCACCAGGATAGACCAATGGGAAGAAGAGGCCGTCCCGAACACCTACACCGCCGACACCCTCCGCCAGATCGCTGAAGTAGGGAATTATCCCGCTGATACGGTAAGGCAAATCAGCGCCGGAAACACCTACGCCGGAGACACCGAACGCCAGATTTTAGAGGCCGGTAATTACGAAGCGGACACCGAAAGACAAATCCTCGAGCCCGGGACTTACCCGGCCGATACCGAAAGACAAATTTTAGAGTCAGGCGCTTACGCTGCCGACACCGAACGCCAGATCGCGGAGGACGACGGATACCTGGCCGATACGGAGCGCCAGATTGCAGAATCAGGAATTTACACAGCGGATACCGAAAGGCAAATCGCTGAAGCAGGCACCTACCCAGCGGACACGGAGCGCCAGGTTTTAGAGCCCGGCCGCTACCCGGCGGACACCGTTCGCCAGATTACAGATTACATAACCCTCGCCGGGAGAAGCGCCAGCCAGACCAGAGCAGCGCTGGCAATCGACACCACCGTCCAGGTAGCCGGGACCAGCAGTACCGAAACCCGGACCGAGGCGGAAATTTACACAGCAACTTCAATCGAGGCAAAAAGCGCGACCGAAACCAGGGCGACCATCGTCATGGACAGCCAGGTCGCGATCCACATAAGGTCACCGAGCCAAACGAGGGCGACAGCCACATTGGCAACCGGGATAACCCTGGCCGGGCGCTCAAGCACCACGACCCGGGCGACGGCAGTAACTGAAAACACGATCGCCCTGAGCGGCGAAACAAGAACCACGACCCGGAGCCAAACAACGATCGATGCGGCCGCCTGGCTGGCCGGAAGCTCGACCAGCGGGACCAGGACCAGCGCGGCGATCGAGGTAGAGACTCAGATAAGCGGAAGGTCAGCGACCGGCACCCGGGCCATGATGGCGATGGAAAGCGAAACAGCATTAACCGGGCGCTCAAGCAGCGAAACCAAGGCCCAGGCTGAGATCAGCACCGCGGAGCTGCTAACCGGCGAATCAAGAACAAACACCAGGAGCCAGGCGGAGCTCGACGCGGCCATAAACCTGACCGGCGAATCAAGAACCGAAACCAGGGCGACCGCTCAAATAAAGAGCCAGGCAGAGGTCAGCGGCCGGAGCATTACAGGCACCAGGGCCAGCGCGGTTACCGAGAACCAAATAACCTTAAGCGGGAAGAGCAGCACAAACACCCGCAGCCAAACCGAAATTCACGTTATCGAATACGAGCTGCTCTCGGGCGCCAGCCGGACCGAGACCCGGGCAGCCGGGAGCATCGAGACCGGCATAAGCATAAGCGGCCGCAGCGAAAGCACTACCCGCAGCCAGGCCATAATTTATATAACCGAATACCAGACGGTCAGCGGAGGAAGCCGGAGCAGCACCCGGGCGACGGCCCAGATTGAGGCCAGCATAAATTTAGGTGGCCGATCAGCGACCGGGACCAGGGCCCAGATAGCCATTTCGATAGCCCCGGTCTTAGAAGGGACCAGCACCACAGCAACGCGGGCGGAGCTAACCTTAGAAGCCGAAACGGCGCTGGCCGGGCAGGCAGTAGCGGAAACCCGCTCCCAGGCCGAAATTGAAGCCAGCGTAACAATCGAGGGCCAAAGCAGGAGCACGACCAGGACCCAGGCCGCAACAGAAATGTCAACAAAAATTAGCGGAAAAGCGGCCACCGGGACCAGGGCGGAGGCCCGGCTAACAGTAGACCCAGGAGCGATCGCCGGGCAGAGCTTTACCAATACTCGCGCAAATGTTAAGATTAAGACAGCTATCCCGCGGATTGAAGCGGAGGAATTCCGGCTAAAAGAACTACCGCTTGATTTCTACCTGCGGGAAGAGCCGGACCAATGGGAATACCGGGAAGCCCCGCCCGAATTCTGGCTAAGGGAGTTGAAGCGATGAGAAAGTTTATAAAAGGCGCCATAAGAGAATTAGCGATCGAGGTCATGAGGAAGCGCTGCGAGGACGAATTCACGATCGAGGAAGGAAGTTACGAGGTCAAGAACAAGGACCTGGAGGTCGTCCAAAGCGGGCCATTATACATAGACGGCCACCGCGCCTCATTCATGATGGACAGCACCCTGGAGGGATACGAGATCAACCAGACCTACACGCCTTACTGGACCATAAAAATAGCCGATTTAGACAAGGTTTTGATCGAAAAGATTAGCGCATTCGTGATTACCGAGTAAAGGAGGCCAGCGGCATGACCGAAGAATACTACAGCAACCCGGAGGACGTCATTAACACCACCGGCATTCAGGCCCAGGATTTAGGCTTTCCGACCGACGACCTGCTGAAGGATTGGATAGGCGCCCGCTTGATCGAAATCAAGGACATGATCGACCGGGACCGCAACCGAGACTTTGCCAAGGAAGCGGAGGAAGCCGGGACCGATGTTCCGCCGGGAATCCACGGCATCGCGCTCAGAATGATGAGCAACCACATCGGCAACGCCGCCCTAAGGAGGACGACGCCGATAATCAGGGTAGACGATTTTACGATTAAGGGCCTGGAGGACCAGGTTTTCACCGAGGCGATCAGAAAGGACCTGCGCCGCTACCCAGCAAAATTAGACGGCATTATCAGGCGCCTCGGACTCGTGGTCGTCACCGGAAAGGACGACGAATAAAATGGCCAAGCCGCCAATCGAATACACGGTCGATTGGAATGAAGAGGACCTGCGGCGCTTCACGGAATTAGCCCGGAGCGTTTTTTCCAGGGCGACCCACATTTTAGCACACGAAGTTTGGGGAAACATTTCCAGGGAAGCCCCGACAGACCACGGCCGCCTCGCGGGCAGCTTTATGATAGAGCCGCTCAACGAATACGATTGGCGGATTTACAGCAACGTCGAATACGCGCTCTGGGTTCACGAAGGAACCGGAATCCACGGACCGACAGGGCAGAGAATCGTCCCGGTCCAGGCCAATGTTTTAGTTTTCGACTGGCTCGGGAAAACCTGGTTTTTAAGGTCGGTAGAAGGACAAAAACCTAACCCATACGCGGACCGGGCGATCGACCAGGCAGACAGCCGGGTAGAAGAATTTGTCGCCAGAGCGATGAGGGAAACGGGGGCAGCATAAATGCCAGAGCTGATAAGTTTAGACAAAGCCTTAGAAGGAATCATGGACGGAATCATGGACAGGCTCAAACCGGCGATCGGAGCGGGCAACGCGCTCGAGGGCGTCAAAACCCTGATCCGCGGAGACCGGAGCAGACCGGCGCCGACGACACCAGCAATTTGGGTAAGAAGCCTCACCGCATCATGCGACCAGAGCCAGCGGAGCTACACTGAAAAATGGACGCTAAACGTTTTAGTTTTAGCGATAGTCAAAAACAACGATCCGGAAAAAGGCTACATGGAAGCAACCACCCTGGCAGCCCGGGCCCGGAGCGAAATTTTAAAAGACAGGACCCTGGGCAAGAGGGCCTACATCCAGGATGTCAGGAGCGGAAATTTCGAGATGGGCGGACCAAACCTACAGAACGAATCGCTATTCGCAGCGACAGCAACCATCGAGGTCCATTTCGTCATTTTAGAGAACAACCCTTAAACGGAGGAGGAATTAATTATGGCAGGAATTAGACGTTATTGCGGAATCGCGGAGGAATACGAATATGGAGAAGCACCGGCGCCAGCAGCAGTGGTCCACCTTGACATTGCCAGCGCCAGCCTGGACGCACCGAGCAACACAAACATTATTTACGACGGCGGCGCCAGGAGAACAGCCAGGATATTCCGCCCGGGATTTTACGCGCCCGGAGGGAATATCGTTTACGGCCTCGACGTCCGCACGATCGGCTGGTTTTTGAAGTGGGCCTTAGGCAGCTACAAATACACAGCCAGCGGCGGGACCGGCAGCTTGAACCTACACGAAGCATGGGGCACGGAGGACGTTCTGCTCCCAAGTTTTTGCGCCCGCGTAGGGAAAGACATTTTCGAGCACGTTTTTTCGGGATGCGTCGTTAACAGCCTCCAGATAAACGTAGGCTCAGAACTTTGCATGGCCACAGTAGATATCGCGGCCAGCAAGGACAGCAAGTCAGCGCTCGAGGTTGGAGAGCTATTATTCCCAGAGGAATACCCGCTCGCCTTCCACGAAGTTACCGCCTACCTGATCGGCGAAGGGGACCCAAGCGGAGACCTTTCGATCAGCGCCAAGGTCAAGGAATTCACGCTGAACATTAACAACAGCGCCAGTGCGGACGGAGGCCGTCACATCGGCAGCCGCTACCCAGCCAGGATTCCAGCGGGCGACCGGGAAACCACCCTTTCGCTGCAGCTATTTTATGAGGACACCATCATGCTGGAACGGCTCTGGGGCGCCAGCACCGGCCCGAACGATTGCGGCTCAGAGGAATACGGTATCAAGCTGGTCCTGGACACCTCACCATGCGAGGACCACGGAAAAGTAGAAATTTATTTACCGAAGGTCGTTAACACCGCGGTCAGCCAGCAGCCCAGTGGAAGATCGGAAACCGTTCAGACCGTAGAGGCCCGGGCCTTAATGACAGACCTGACCTTGGCCAGCGGCGAGGTCGAGGGCGAAATTTTGTGCTCGATCGAAAACAATGAAGAGGAAATGGCCGCAACCAGCTAAACCAATCGCAAAGAGAAGGGATGAGCAGAATGAGCGAGGGCAACATTAAATTAACCAAGGCCCAGGTGATGGCCGGGAAAGACTTAACCAAAGAGATAGAGGTAAAAGCCTGGGGCGGGACGGTCATTATCCGCCCCTTAACCGAGAAGCAATACGCCCAGGTCGAGAGCATAAAAGTAACCGGCACCCACCTCAAGGGCGGAGCGGTTTACGATGAAGATGGAAACGTCGATAAGGAAAAATCGGCAGCAGGAATGCAGGCGGAGATCGACCTGGAAAAAACAACTTACGCAGAATTCGAGGCAAACGCCACCGCGGTATTTTACGGCATGGCCTTCGCCTCCGGGGAAAAGCTGGACACCGTAGAAGAAGCGATGGACCTGACACCACCCGGAGTCATTAAAGAAATCGCCCGGGCAATTTACGAAATATCCGGCGTCACCAGTAAGGAGGCTGCGGAGACGCTTAAGAAATTTCGCGACAAGCCGGGAAGGACAGCAAATAGCGATCCTGCACCTAAACGGACTGCCGCTGGAAGCTAAGCAGGGAGACCTGACCAGGCTCCAGAGCCAATTTTTATTATTGGCGCTTCCGAAAGCAATCCGCCAAATCACCGGAGCAGGAAAAACCGGGACCGCGGATCAGGGCGCCAGTAAGGAAGAGCTACGCAGCATTTTAAGTAACGCAGCAAAGGAACGAAAGGAAAGGCGCCGGAAAGAGGAGGGATAGGCCTTGGCCATAATGGAAGTCATTATTAAAGCAATCGACCAGGCCAGCGACGTAGTAGGCGGAATAGCCGATAAAACCAAAGCGGCCGCCGGAGCGATCAAGACCAATTGGGTAGCGATCGGAGCAGCGGGCGCCGCGGCCGGAGCCGCATTCGAAGCAGCCGCCAGGTCCCAGGCGCCCCTAACCGAGCAGACCAAAAAGCTGGCAGCCAGCCTCGACATGACGACCGACGAAGTCAGGGATTTAGCGATCGGTATGAGCAACGTAACCTTCCCGATCGAGGACGTTTTAGCCCTCATGGAAACCGGGAAGCAGCGCGGCCTTGACACGGCGGAGGCCCTCGAAAGATACGCCACGAATTGGGACATGATCGGAGACGCGACCGGGCTGGCCGGACCCATGCTCGCTGAGGCCGGAGTAGCCCTTCAGATTTTAGGGATCAGCGCCGGGGAAGAAGAAAAAGCCCTGGCCGCTTTCGGATACATAACCGAGCACACGACCAGCAACGTAGCCGATTTTATGAACATCATCGAGCGCGTAGGCCCAGAAATGGCCGATATGGGCATGGACATAGACGACGCGGCAGCCCTTTTAGGAATCCTCGAAAACGAAATGGGCCTAACCGGCCGGGCAGCCAGGCAGGAGCTCCAAGCCGCGATTAAAGACGCCGACGGCGACATGGGCAAAATGCTCGAGACATTAGGAGTAAGCAGCGACACCTTCGGGGAATACCGCCAGCAGGTTTCAGATTCCAGCGACATCATTCAGCGCAACGCCGACATTCACGGAGAGAGCTACACCACCCTGCAGAAAATGCAGCACGCCGCCAGCGAGCTCACCTACAAATACGGCGACCTGATCGGGACCGTAGGAAATTTAGCCCCGCTCATGATGGGCCTCGGCCCGATCATAAAGGGCCTCTCACTGGCCAAAGGAGCCATGGCCGCGATCACCAGCGGGAGCCTCATCCCGGCGATCGGCGCTGCGGCGACCAGCGTTTGGACTTTTACGGCAGCGCTTTTAGCGAACCCGATCACCTGGATAGTAGTAGCGATCATAGCCCTGATCGCCGCGATCGTCCTGCTTTGGAAGAATTGGGACCAGGTCAGCGAATGGCTAATAAAATCCTGGGAGGTCGTAAAGGAAAAAGCCGCAGAAATTTGGGGCGCGATCGTAGAATTATTCACGAATATCTGGGAAGGAATTAAGGGCATTTTTTCCGGAGGCACCGATGCCGTAAAGAACAAAGCCAGCGAAACCTGGTCCAGCATAAAGGACACGACCGAAAACGTTTGGGGAAACATAAAAGACTTTTTCGGCAAGACCTGGGACAGCATCCGCGAGATCGGAGACGGCAAAGCCGGAGAACTGCTCGACCGAGTCACCGGACGGTTCACGGCAATTTTTGAATTCATAACCGAGATATGGGACGAGATAGTAAGGTTTTTTACAGAAATTTGGGAAGCGATCAAAGCCTTATTCCGCGGAGACCTGGAGGCCGTAGAGGACCACCTCAGGTCAGCATACGGCAGAATTTTCGAGTTCATCGGAGAAATCTGGACCAGGATTAAAAACTTTTTCGCAGACACCTGGAAAACGATCACCGCGACCTTCAGCACCGCCCTGGGAACCACGATTGACAGAATCAAATCCTGGGTAACCGATTTATGGAGCAACGCCCAGGCAGCCGCCAAGAGGCTAACCGAAGGATTTATGGACACGGTCAAGAACCTGCCGAATCTTTTAGGGGACACATTAAAAGCGGTCGTCACCAAGATCATGAGCTTCGGCGGAGAATTATGGAATGCAGCCAAAAAGGCCGGAGAAAGCATTTGGGGCGGAATCAAAAACGGGCTCGGCATAAGCTCACCATCATACGCCGAAAGAGCGATCGACGCGATCGCGGAGCGGGCCTCCAGGCTACCAGGAGAAATGAAGCAGAGCTTCTCCAGGCTAAAAGACATCACCCCAGAATTTGGCGACGGAGACCCGGGCTTCGATTTCGGCGGAGACTGGCCAGGACCACCCGGCACCGGAATGGCCGGGCCCAGGACGATCAACGTCACCGTAGAGCTTGACAGCGAGACCCTGCTCCGGGCGATCGGCGAACCGCTGGTCGAGGAAATCAGGCTAAAGGCGGCGCTGCGGATATGATAAAAATTACGATCTCAGGAGTAGAGCAGGAATTCGTAAAGGACGATTTCCGGATTGACAAGGCGGTCGACGAAAGATCGACCTGCCGATTTACGGTAACCGACTGGACCGGCGAAAAGGTTTTCCGGCGCGGCCAGCCGGTCCTGGTCTACCAGGGCGAAACCCTAAAATACGGCGGGATTATCGAGACGGCCAAGCGGCGCCGGAAGAGCTCCAAGGCCGCGGTCCTTCACGCGATCACCTGCATCGATTGGCATTATTTGACCGACAAAAGAATCGTGGCCCGGGCTTACGAGAAAATGACACCAGGGGCAATTATTACGGCATTGCACACCGATTACCTGACGGAAGAAGGAATCACCCTCGGAACGATAGACCCGGGGGAAACAATAGAGGATACCGTATTTAATTACATCCCGGCCTCCAGGGCCATCGACGCCTTAAAGGAAGCAACCAATTACTGGTGGATTATCAGCCCGGACAAAAGCCTCGATTTTATGGCACCAGAGCATTACGTCTACCCGGACACGATCACCTGGGAGGACATGATCGGAGACCCGCAGGTTGAAGAGGGCAACCCGAAATACCGCAACCGCCAATGGATCAGAGGCGGGCGGGACCTGACCGGAGAACAGATCGAATACAAGAAAGGCGACGGAGAATCCCAGGACTTTGTTTTGGGCTACCGCGTAGGGACGGTCCCGACTTTTGAAATCAGCTACGACGGAGGAGCTTACCAGGAAGAACACCGCGGGATTAAGGGCCTGGACGTTACACCGAAAGGAGTGGTCAGCACCGACGGAACCGCGGTCACCAGGATCAGCGGGACCAGGTTTATGCCAGCCTGGGAAGGCCGGGCCATCATCATAAACGAAGTCAGATACACGGTCGCCGGATATATAGACGACACGAATCTAACCCTAACCGAATCAGCCGGGACTCAGGCGTCAGTAGATTTTATTGTTCCGATCTGGTTTTGGGAAAAATACTCAGAGACCGTAACCAGGGACCGCGAGCTCCCGCCATTAGTAGCCGCGGACCTGATGAAGATCACCTACCGCGGCCTGGTAGACATTATCGTCCGCAACCAGGACAACCAGGCGATTTTAGACCTCCAGGAAATCGAGGGCAGCGGGACCGGATTCGTAGAAGCGATTATGGAAATGGACAACCCGAGCAGGCAGGCAGCATTCGAGGCAGGGGCCAGCGCCCTGGCTAAATACGCCCGGGAAGGAAAAACAATAAAATTCAAAACCTTAAAAGAGGGCATCGAGCCAGGCCACCTGGTCACGATCGACCTGCCGGAATATTATTTGGAGGAGGCCGAAATGCTGGTCGAATCGGTCCAGGTTTTTTGCGCCAGCACGACCGAATTAGGATACGACATTAAAGCAGTAGAAGGACCGACTCACGGCAGCTGGACCAAGTTTTTTGGCGAGCTGGCCACCCGAGGCGAAACCATGGTCGTCCGGGAAAACATTTCGGAAATCGAAATTCTAACCTTACTTTTCGAATTCAGCAAGAATTGGGCCTTAGAGCCGAACGAGCTAAATATCATGAAGAGAGTAACACCCGGAGCAGACCTTTACCCGGGCGCCGACACATTTCCAATGTTTGACTACGGCGACCGGATTAAATACATCGAATGGAAGGTTGACGGCGCGGTCGTAGGCCGGAAGCAAATGATGGACCGCCAGGACATGGAGACCGACACGATTTTAACAGCCGGATATTTGGCGCCCTACGAGGCGATCGGCATGGTCGAGGAAATTCACTGGTATGGAGGAATCGACGCAGCAGCCGAAAAAGGCACCGGCATCAAAGTGATCAGCGAAACCTTCGACCAGGAGAAAACCAAATCAGAAAGCTGGGACATCCGGCGGACAGACAGGTGGGAGGAATAATGGGCTACACGAAAACAACCTGGGTAGACGGCACGACCGAAATTACGCCAGCGCGGCTCCGAAACCTGGAAACACAATACGACGAGGTCATAGCCGAGTGGGAGACAAACCCAATAAGAACCTTAGTCAACCAGGCCCTGGCCGTAGAGGTTCTGGCCTCGGCTCCCAGCCACGCGGTCGGGCGGATTTATTTAAACAGCACCGATAAAGAGTTATACATTTCAGATGGCAGCGCCTGGATTGAATTAAGCGAAAACGCGGAGGAGGAATAACCCATGGCCTACACAAAGAACACTTGGACCGAGGGCTTAGCAATTACCCACACCAGGCTAAATAACCTGGAGACGCAATATGACGAAGCGGTCGCGGAAGGAATCAACATACGGAAAGACAGCACCAAAGAGATAAGGGTTCAGGTCGGAACCTCGCTACCAGGCAGCCCAGCAGCGGGCATGATGTTTTTCCACACCGAGCTCAACGTCATGTATTTTTACGACGGCACGGCCTGGAGACTGTTCAAGGGCGGGCTTTATTTAGGCGGGCCAGAAAAAGAAACCACAGTGGTCACAACCACCAGGGACACCGCAGCAGTATTAGTTCACGACGGCTTTTTATACTACACCCGCGGAGTCGGTTACACTGACTGGTATAAATACAACATCGCAACCAAAACACACGCGACAAAACCAGCGGACCTCGGGTTTTCCGCCAGGTTTGAGAACAAGTTGATGGCTGGGCCATCAGGCATAATTTTATTAAGAGTAGGACCATCAAGCGGCTCAGACGGAATTTCCAGATACACGATAGGCGCCAATGTCTGGGAACACTGGTGGATGTCGATATCAGGAAGCGTCCACGGCGGAGATTTAATTTTCGACGGCGACAACACTTTTTATTACAAGCAAGGCTCTGGCTCAAACCTTTTCCGGAAACAGACTTACGGAACAGCTGGCACCTGGACGGCCCTGGCGACCACGCCAATAAACACAACCCACGCAGCACTTTGCTACGACGGAGGCAATTTTATTTACTGCACCTCCGGAAACAGCGACGGCGTATTTATGCGGTATTCAATAAGTGGAAATACCTGGAGCTACATGACTTCTTGCCCAGGGGCTTATTGGAGAGCAGGCGGGCGGCTAAAAATGTTAGGACCAAGCCACCTCGTAGCCATGGAATCAAGGCAGGCATATTACTACGTCAACAACGGAACCCAGTATCAATTCAACAAATTATTCATTTACGACATCGCCGCAAATTCGTGGATACAAACGGGAATCGGAGCACCCTACGACAGAGAATTTAGTGAATATGCACAGGCAGCCTTTGACATGACCTACCAATACGACGCGGTAACACCCAGGCTTTGGTTTGTGACTACGGACCATATATGGAAAGCAGAATTTAAGCGACCACCGGACATTATTTTTACTGCAATGCCCGGGTAAACCACAGGGAGGCGGACCATGAAAAGCGACGCAATTAAAACAGCCGAAGCCAGGAAGGAACTCGAAAATACCCTGGTGGACCATCCCGAGCTGGAATACACAGAGCAGGACGGAGCCCTGATTAAGAAGGTCACCCAGGTAGACATTTACAGCGCGCTCCGGCGCCTCAACAAAACCAGCGCGATCCAGAGCAAATTTTTATTATACCTGGACGACCGGATGCACGAATACAACGGATTCCGGGCGGAGGTCATCCAGCTGCAAGGCGACGTAAACCAATATTTAAATAACCGCACCGAGAGCTGCCCGGTCCTTCCGCTGGTCAGGAAGGTGGAGGAAATGATCGGAGACCACCTCGACGATGAGGAAAAGGAAAAACTAATTACGACGACGACCGAGAGCCTAAGAGAAAAGTGGATGGACCAGGGAAGGGAGGAGCAGCAGCAACGTTTCGAGCGGATCTCAAAAATTATCGGCCTACTGCTCACCGGAATAACCGTCGCCACCGCGACGATCACCTGGATATTTGGCATTTGGCCACGCTAAGCCAGCGCCGCAAAAAACAGGAAAGGAAGTGAGGGCCATGACCCTCGTCGAATATTACACAAAAGTTTTACAGCCGCCCTGGCGCCTGATCAGCGACTACGGAGAAAGGACCGACCCTTTCACCGGCGCCAAGGTAACCCATTGGGGAATCGATTTCGGCGTCCCGGACCGAAGCAAGCCTTACAATAACCCGGTCCGGACACCCTGGCCAGGGACGATCCGGGCCACAAACAATTACGCGAGCACCCGCGGTCTCACCGCATCGCTGCAGATCGACGGCACGAAAGAACTGCTGATTTTACAGCACCTGGCCAGCTTCAGCGTCAAGCCAGGGGACCGGCTCCCGGCAGGAGCAATCGTCGGGATTTGCGGGACGACCGGGCGATCGACCGGGATTCACCTCCACGCCGAAATCCGGATCGACGACGGCTCAGCGATCGGCTCCAAGGTTTGGGGCGACCCGAATAAATACGACCCAGCTGCAAAGACACCCGAACCGGCGCCAGGAGCAGAAAAAATAATTATGCTCAGCGCTGGCCACGGGGGAAGCGACAGCGGAGCGGTCGCGAACGGCGTCCGGGAAAAGGACGTCAACTTAGCGGTCAGCCTCGCGACCAGGGACGCGCTCAACCAGAATTTCAGCGGCCACAAAATAATCATGGCCAGGGACCGCGACGTATTTATCAGCCTCCCGGCCCGCAGGGACATGGCCGCAGCAGCGAAGCCAGCGATATTCGTTTCGCAACACCACGACTGGCATCAGGACCAAGCGGCCCAGGGATTCGCGACGCATCTGAGCACCGGCCCATTATACGAGGTCACCAAGAATTACCGAACGGCGATCCACAGCGCCCTCAAACCCTACGTCGAGAGCATCGGCGTCCGGGACCGCGGCCCAAGGTTTTCAACCCATTGGATCACCGGAAACATCCCGGCACCGACGGTCCTGATCGAATATATGTTTTTGAGCAACCCGAACGAAGCCAGGCTGGCCAGCACGCCGGAGGTCCAGAAAAACCTCGGAAACTTTACCGCGGAAGGAATCGCCCGGGCCCTGGCGCTGCCCAGGAAAGCGGCGCCGCCTGTGATACCGACACCACCGCCAGCAAGCAATTTATACTACCGAGTAATTATCGGATCATTCCAGGACATAGCCCACGCCAGGACAGCGGTCGCCGAGGCCAAAGCCAAAGGATTCCCGGACACCTTCATGCTGCCCTTTGAGCAGGAATAAAAAACAGGCGACCGGGCCAAAAAGGAGGAGGAAATGGTGAAGGAGGAGTTCGACGAATTATTTCCACCGGAGCCCGAGCCGATTGAATTCCAGCCATACCAATCCAGGCTGGACCGGGCCCAGGCGGAAAAGAAAAAGAACGGCAGCAAGTTTTTAGAGAGAGTGGTCACCGCCATGCTGATCGCAGCTTTCGCCTTTATCGTTACCGTAATTTATTTCAACTGGACCGGGCGGATGGTCCAGGACAGCTTAATTTACACAGGATTAGCAGCGATCTTAGGAGAACTGACGCTGGCGTCATCGATCACCAGGAAAGAGAAGGAATTAGAATTAGCCCAGATTCAAAACGGCCACGGGCAACCGGAGCCACACCAAAACACGGAGGTGCTTTAAATGGAACCGTTATTCGCATGGGTATTTTTAGCAGTAATTACCGAAAGATTCGTAGAGGTTTTAACCAAGCTGATCCCAGCCCTGGACCAGGTCACGATCAAGGAATTCGACCTCAAATTGGCGATAGCCTTCGCAGCCGGGCTGGTCCTGGCGATAGGCGCCGGGCTGGACTTTTTTGACATGGTCGGAATCGAATTCGCCTGGCCATATGTAGGCCAGACGACCACCGCATTTTTCATCATGGCCGGATCAAATTACATAAACGACATAATCAGCATGGTCCGCCGCGACCCCGAGTAAACAAGGGATTAACGCACCCCCTAAACCGCGGCAAAAAGCCGCTTTGCCTCCCGCCCAGGAGGCATTTTTTTGCAAAAAAACTTAAAATAAATCGAAAAAAAATCGAAAAAATACGCCTTTTTAGCCCCTTTTACCATGTTTTAGGGTAGACAGGAGGGTGCCCCCGTGATATTATGTGTTTAGCAACAGGACACCCGGCAAGGCGCCAACGAAAGGGCAAGGCGCCCCCGGCCCGGAAAAAAGAAAGCGGGAACCCCAGCAAGGCCGGACCCACGGCCACGACCAGGAAGAAAGCCTAACCCGCAGCAACCGCGAACCGGAAGCTCTAAGGCCCGGCCACAGGGAAACCGAAGCCCGGGGAGAACCAGGAAGGGGAGCGGCAGACAAACCGAAAGGCGGGAAGCCACCCGATACAACGAGGGCCTGACCACCCGGCAGCAAGGAGCCGGGGACTGAGCGAAAAGGCCGCACAAACCGAGAAGGGCTGCAGCAGCAGGGGAGCCAGAGCGGGACCGGGAGTGGCCCGGGAGACGCTCGCACCAAGCGCGAAGAACCAACAGGGCAGCTAAAGACGGACCGGAGCAGGCGGCGGAGCCAGCAGGAAGCCAGGACCCGAAGAGACCAAGAAAAGCAAGGAAGCACCAGATACAGCGCCCGGCGCCAACAAAGGCCGGGCGCTGAAATGTGAGAGCTTCAAAAAATAAAATACCCCGAAGGGAGCGCAAAAAAATGACCAAGATTAACATGAAGGACCAAACAATCGGAGTGGAGATCGAAATGACAGGCATCACCCGGAAGCAGGTAGCCGAGATCGTCCAGGAGCACACTAACGGCTACATCAGCCCCAAGACTCAAGGCGGCTACAAAGTAACCGGCGCCGACGGCCGCATCTGGGACATCAAATTCGACACTTCGATCAGAGCACACTACAGACCAGGCCCACGCCGAAAGCTACGGTCACCTGAGCAGCAACCCGAACGATCACCCCAGCATTTAGCAACACCCCGGGCGGAGCCCGGGCCCAGGGACCACGCGCTGGACCTTGGGCCGAGGCCCCGGCCTCAGAAAACAAAAGGAGGAATCACCATGAAAAAGGACAACGAATTCATACTCTACCCAGACAGCACCCCAGAAAACGCCGATTGGATCAAAAAAGTCAGGACCCACGGCAATGGCCAAGTTTACCAGGGAAGCGCGACAGAAATCATAGAGCAATTCAGAGAAGCGATCTACGACCCGAAACTTGTGCCGGAGGAAGCACGCCAGGCGCTGGACGCCTACATCGACCATCTCCAGGACCGGATAAATAAAGTTTACGGCCAGGAAATTGACACCAGCGGCGCCAGCCTCGAAGAGCGGGCCCAAAAGACGATCGACGAGTTTCAACGCATCGGGCTGCTCACCTACGAACCCGGGAAGGAGGACCAGCGATGAACAAGCTCCCAGGCTGGGAGGTCACGCCGACCATGAAGCTGCCAGCCGGATACACCCTGAGAGAGGACAGCGAATTTGTTTACCTGTGCTACCAGGGAGAAGCGATCCGGGGATTCATGGCCAGGACCGCGGCCCCCGAAAAAATTGTGCGGGAAGCCGAAAAGCACGCCCGCGAAGGAGGATGAACCGATGATCAAGCAAGCGCTATACTTCGCCTACGGCAGCAACCTTGACACCGAGCAAATGAAGCGCCGCTGCCCGGGCGCCAAAATAATAGGCCCAGCGACCATGAAGGACCACCGCCTGATCTTCCGCGGAGTAGCGGACATTGAACCGAACCCAGGCAGCGAGGTCCAAGGTGGGCTATGGGCGATCACCGACAAATGCCTGGAAGCCCTCGACCGCTACGAAGGATACCCCACACTTTACGACCGGCTGTGGTTTGAGGTCGAGCAGCCAGGAGAAGCAAAAAAACGCATGGCCCTGGTTTACGTGATGCAGAGCGGAGGCTACAGCGCCCCCAGCGGCAGCTACCTAAACACGATCGCCAGGGGATATAAAGACTTCGGGCTGGACCTGCGAACCCTGATCCAGGCCACGGAGGACACCGAGGTCGCCAGCCGGTACCGCAAAACCAGCGGAGGCCAGCTAACCATAATTTAAATAAAAAATAAGGGAGCGCGAAAAAATGAAACAAGGAAAAAGCCTTACCGAATTGGCCCAGGAAATTGAAAGGCAAACAGCGATGAAAAGAGACTTCATAGCGGACACCAGGACCTTGAAAATGGTCCCGGTCCTGACCCACGGCTACGAACACCCGGACGACGTTTGCCTCGACATGACAACCCCGGAATCAGAATCAGGAATCAGGCGGTTCAAACCGACCGCCCTGGCCCACAAACAAATCGCGGAGAGCGTTAAAATCCCGGTCAGATACTACGAGCGCATGAAGGACGAAGCGCCGGAGCTGCTGGCCCGAAACGTAAACCATTGGTTCCAGGAAGCACCGGAGCCCAGGATGATCAGGACATTAGACAACCAGGCCCGGGCCTTCCTCAGCAACCGCTACAGACGCCTGGACAATTACGACCTGATGGAGCAGACGATCTTGCCGGTCCTCCAGAACCACCCGGACCTCAGGATCAACAGCTGCGAGATCACCGAGAAAAAGCTCTACCTAAAAATCACAACCGAACGGCTCCAGGGCGAAGTGAAGAAGGGCGACATTGTTCAAGCCGGAGTAGCGATCAGCAATTCGGAGGTCGGCTACGGCAAGCTAATGATCGACCCCTTCATCAACCGGCTAATTTGCGAAAACGGCATGATCGCCAGGGACACGACCGGAGAGATGTTCGGCCTCAGCAAATA